GAAGTCTCGTGTAACTCGCAGTTTACTCAGTCCATTCTTTGCGGATATGGAAGAGAAAGCATGCGGGTTACCGCAGTATTGGCAAATCCCAATTTTTCGAGGCAAGATGATCGATGAAAAGTGGGACTCGCCTTTTACTGCGATGTTCAAAACCCAGAACCATGCAGTTCCGGATATTGATCTGATGCGAGTGGCTTTATATGACTATCTTAATGGGATGAATTCGTTGGATTCATCTGGATATCGGTGTTTGTCAGACGAAGAAACTATTCGAGGAGTTCCCGGGTCTTATATCAATTCTGTTGATCTGAAGACTTCTGTTGGACCTCCCTTTAATAGTAAGAAAGCAAATTTTATGACTAACTGTTCCGAGGGTGTATTTATGGCACCCGAAGTACAGTCGTTAATTGATGAGATAGAAATGTTGCTTTCCGAGGGGTGTATTCCGTCTGTTTTGGGCTTGTGTACGCTTAAGGATGAGCCTACTAAGCCAGGAAAACCTCCACGGGTCTTTATTTGCCTTCCTTATCCCATTAACCATGAGATGAAGAAGTATGGAGCCCCGTGGAAGAGTTTCATGCGGGCGAATCCTCAATTCTTCGAAAGCGCTGTAGGAATCAATATGACCTCTTCGGAGTGTAATAAGATTGTGCAGGCTCTCCAAGCGGTGGATCCGGGGCTGTGTAACATTTATGATGGAGACGTTAAGGCTATGGATAAATCATTTAATGGAACTTTGTTTGACTTTGTTTCCATGGTGGTTTATGCAATGGCTTTTCATGTCGGGTGCGAACCTGAGAAAAACAGGCTACTAGCTCTGTCTATGAAGGAGATTGTGTTCGCTGCGAAGAATGATTTATTTAAAGCATTCTTCAACCCTTCAGGACATGATGCCACTGTTGAGTTTAATGGTATTGCAATTTCTCTAGGCGAGAGATACGTATACTATAGGACTAATCCTCCCCCTTTGCGTCTTATCTCAAATGTTCAGCACTGGTTTGCAACCTTCTGGGATTCCCCCGTCCCGCCCATGGACGCTGATTGCGTGTTTAGGTCTAATGTTGCTTTATATACATATGGTGACGATAACTTAAAGTCGATGCGATTTCGTCCAAAACCGGATTATCTAGCTGTTTGGAAAACTGAGCTGGGGTTCGAGATGACCCCGGCAGATAAGTC